TCTGTTCTGCCTTGTCTGTCGTTTGTTTAGCTCTGCTTCTGTGTATGGTGCTGTTACTCTTGCAACCTCTTTCCCATCAAGATCAACTGGGACAATAATCGTGTATTCTGCCTGTGTGTAATAGTCATAATCACTGTTAAGACTTCCTCCAACATCTCCTGCGATCGCAAGGTTGTTAAAGTTTGGAACTGTAATTATGCTATCCATCGTTTTATCTAATGTATTTGCCATAGAAGAGATTCCATTGACAAATCCCTTTACAACGAATACTCCTAAGGCTTTCATAACACGGGATGGCGAATGGATTTTTAATTTCCCTTTTACGGCTTTGGTAAGGATGTTTGCCAAATCTTTTGCTGCCTTATTTAAGGCTTTTTTGTTTGATTTAGATGTCAGTCCTTTAACAAATCCCTTTGTTGCATCCTGCGCAATCGTATTCATCTGTTTTTTCAATTTGCTTAGCTCTGCTGTAACCGCACTGTTATAATTTTTGTCAAGCTGCTTAATATACGGTTGATAATATGATTTTGCATTTTTGTCCGCACTGGTCATAAATTCTGAATAGTCTTTTCCATACTGTTTTAACCAGGAATCACTCTTTTTTAATAATTCCGTCGTATACTTTAATCCTTGTGCTGTATCCAAATTCTGAATATCACGCATAAGATCATATGGAAGAACTTTTTTAAGTTTTTCCATATTCTTCGCAAGTTGTTCTACTTGATTTTTTTGAGCTTTAAAGTTTACTAACGAAATATATCCGTAATTATCAGAACTAAACAAATCTCCATAATCTGCTAATTTGCTCTTATAATTATCCCTGTCTGAAATGATCGCATCGTATTTCTCTTGATACTTCTTTCCAAGAGCTGTTAACGCCTTGTCTGCTGCGTTAATAGCTTTCTTTCCTTGTGACTTTATCGTTTTGCTCATGTCTGATTTTAGAATTTTTCCAACTTGCGTATACGCTTTTTTTAATTTTGGATTTTTCTTTTGCAGTTTTTTTACACCAGCATTAATCTTCTTATTCAAAGACTTAGTAATTGAAGATATTTTACTATTCATAGAATCTTTGTATTTACTTACAGCATTACTTGCCGCATCTTCGTATTTACGTGATTTTGTAGCTTTCTTCATCGTGTCGATTGCTGTTTTCGCCAATGCTTTACTTGCAGATTTTACATTACTGATACCATTTTTAATACCAATTGCAAGACCAGCAGCTATATAGCGACCATCTTTTTTTGTCATTCTAGATGGAGAATGAATCTGTGCTTTTGCCCTAATCGCTTTTTCTGCTGCAGATACCATTCTGGATGCTGCGGCTTCGATCTGTCCCAGACATGAACTCATTCCTTGTGCAAACCCTTGACTGATATAAGCACCTGCACTGTATGCTCCAGATCGTCCTGAACGTAATCTTGAATTTGTGCTAGATACAGCTTTTGAGGCAATACCTGGTCCTTTTCTTAATCCGCTTTGCATAGAAGAGGTAAATCCGCTTCCCATCTTCTTTCCAGATGATTTTGCAGCGTTGGCCGTACTGGACATTGATTTTTTAATTCCAGATAGAGCCGATGTTGCTTTCGCTCCCATGGATCCAAAACTTGAATTTACAGAAACAGACGCTGCAGATAAAGTTTTCATGCCATTTGCGGTCTGTTGGATATCAGAGCCTTTACGAGAGATTTTTCCAATCCCGATTGCTACTGCCCCAAGGCTTTTTGCAATAGATCCTATCGATAATCCGGAAATCATCTTGATTCCTTCGGCTACACTCTTAAATCCAGTTCCTGCATTCTTCGCAGATTCTCCAACAGACTTGATCACATTTGCAATTCCGTCTAATACTGTCCTTAGACCACCACTGATTGCATCTACAACTGTTTTGATCACTTGTGCAAATGTTGTGAATCCTTTACTTGTTACAAGCAATACGGTTCCAAGTATTAAAAGTCCGCCTCCTGCAGCTGTTGCACCAACTCCAACTGCTAGTAATCCAGCTCCAAGTACAATACAGCCAGCTCCCGCGACTGCCGATCCTGCTCCGAATACTATCATACTTGCTCCAAGTGATGCTATAGCCACGGCTCCTGCAGTTCCATATTGCACCACTGTTGGAAGAACTCCTGCAACAACCGCTAATGACGCTGCAGCTAATAATGCTCCGGCACCTACCAGCACAATTGCAGCCCCGAATGCAATAAATCCAACTGCTCCGGCTGTCATCGCTGGTCCAACTGCTCCGGCAATCGCCATTAACGCTCCAACTGCTACCACCATTCCCGCCATACAAGCGATCGCTGGTGTACCTGCATTTGCAAGTGCAATACTTGCCGCCGCCATGATCGCTAGTCCGGCTGCAACCATCAAAACACCGGCTCCTAGAGCAAGTAATGCCGCTGCACTTGCTTGTGCTCTTGCTGGAGTTTGAGAAAATATTTTCATAGCCGCCATTCCACCAATGACTAATGCCGCTAATGCTCCTGTCATGCCGATCATCACGCCTATTGCTAATCCTCCTGAATTTGCCAACGCAATACTTGCTTGCGCCATAATTCCAAAACCTGTTGCAACCATTAATACTCCTATTCCGAGCATCATTGTACTTTTTGCCATTGTTAGGACTGATTTATTGCTTACTTTTGCAGATTTTCCTGTTGCTGTTTCTCCTGCTGCAACTCCAAATAATTTTGCTGCAAGTCCTGCTATTCCTTTTCCTGCTAACGCCAGAATTGATTTTGTGAAACTACCAATTCCAGGGGCAAGTGCTTTTACTATCTTAAATGCTTTAAACCCAATTAATATCTTCGGTAACGTTGTTATAAGACTTGCAATTGCTCCAGAATGCTTTTCAGCAAAACCAGCTAATGCTTTTAACCCACCAGAAATACTATCAACAACACTTTTAAAACTAGATACAGATTTATCAGACCCGAAAGAACCATTCAATTCTCCCATACTTTTCCCGATAGCACTTACTGCTGATCCGAACGCTTGTCCTACTTCTTTCGCATCTGTCTTAAAAACAGACCAGTATTTCCCAGCCTTTGTTGCAAAGCCACCAATCTTACTCGCTATTTTATTACCATCGACATTATCTAAAAGATTCGTTACATCACTTACTCCCTTAATTGCAATGCTAGATACTTTATCAAACGCTGGCTGCAATTTATTTGCTGCCGTCTCTGTTAAACCATCCATTGCTTGTCCAACAGTTTTATATTCTGTTGCAAGCTTTGTGAACTGTTTATTCGTTCCTGTCTTAGCAATTGCCGCAAAAAAGTCTTCGGTTTTTACTTTACCATCCTGAACATCCTTAATTAACTGCTGTGTAGATCTTCCCATTGTTTTTGCAACAGCTGCAATACCCGCAGGTGTCTGTTCAACCATTAATTTGAAGTCTTCCCACTGTATTTTAGGTTTTGCTGCCATCTGTGTAGCCTGCTGTGACAAAGTTTTCATTGCTTGCTGTGGATTTTCTGCTGCTGCAGCTAAACCTCCAAATCCTTTTACAAGTTTCGTTGTACTTTTTGTACCAACTGCATCTAATTGAGCATATGTAGAAGCCATATCTGAAGAACTATAAATTGTCTGTTCTGCAAATTTTTGTAGTTCTTTTCTAGTGCTTGCTATTTCTTTTTTTGAATGATCATTCATGCTCATGTTACCTTCGAAAGTTTTCCATGCAGCACTTGATTCGTTTAATCCTCCTACAATTTCTGAAAGTCCAGAAGTGACTACAGACACCGCTTTGTTTCCTACTGCCACCATTGCCCCAAAACCGATTCCGCTTTTAAGAACTTTTCCTAAAGATAGTGTGGATTTTTGAGCTGCTTTCATACCTGCTTCGAATCCAGCATCTCTCGCAGTTAATATTGCTTCAACACTATATGATTCTGCCATCAGCTCTCCCTCCTTCTTAGCAATCTCTTCATCTTCTCAAATCGATCTGGCTTATTCTTTCGTTTTGCCTGATCGATTGCATCTTCGTAGTCGTAGAATTTCTTAAATGTTGGATAGACTGGTTTTTGTCTGTTCTTTCCGGCTTTCTTTTTTGCACGTACGGCAAAATTAAGAAACGCTTGCCAGTGATTTCTGTAGTCTTTATCTACTTCTTTTAGCCTTGCCGCTTCGGCCATGATCTCATATTGTGCAATCGTCAATTGGTCCACTTGATCAAACGACGTAAAACCAAAATACCGGAAACAGTCAATCGCCAGCTCCCGGTATATTTCTTCAAAATCTTTTATTCTTCCTGCTGTTTCTTCTTCTGTTTCTCCACTTCTTCCTTCAGCTCTCGTGTCGTTTTCTTCGTAGCATTTGCATTCTCTAAGAAACCCAATACCGTATCAA